GACCTAGAGTTGTATCAGTCTCATTCAGAATGCATAGAGAGATGTATCAAGATGTGACGTATGTTGATAAAATAGTTGCAACTGTTTTTGCTTGCACATACCCACTTGGTCAGGGTAGTGGACATATAACACCTCGCGTAACTCTTACAATTGGTAATAACTGTTCAATTACTGGAATCATAGACTCTACAGTATCCGCAGATTGGGGAGAGACTATACTGCAAAATAACAAATACAGTACCGTCACGCTTTCATTCTCTGTTACTGAATGTACAGGAAATCCAAAGACGGCAAGTCAAATTGCGGGGGATATTAATTTCAGGTCAGGTTAATTTAACATCATAAAGGTTGGGAATATGTATGCATTATATCAAACCACGTAAATATAAAACAATATCGAGATATCAGATATATAGACAGATCAGTGATGATTCTGTTTATACTGAAACATTCAATCAAACAAAGATAGACCAGAATAATGACGTTTATCATGAGGTATTGAGTTCAGAAGAAAATAGACTTGATATCATTTCAAACAAATATTACAGTTCCCCTGATTTTTATTGGGCAATTGCTCTTGCTAATGATATTATTGATCCGTTCGATGTGCCACAAGGAATGATTTTGCGGATACCAAAGATAAATTCATTATTTAATTATAAAGGACCGTTGTACAGTAGGATTTGATGCTATATGAGTATGCTAGAAAATGGATTCATTTCACCATATATACAATTTATATTTGATGCTGATAATGCAAGGATAACAATTGATTCCGAACCGCCTACATTCTTTATGGGTATGGATCAGGTCAGAACGGTTGACAAGGCGTGTACGTTCAAACTAACACTAATGTATCCAGTTGGAAATTTCGGAGAATCAAGCGCAACTGTACTACATAGTATCCTACTAGGTGCGAAAGGAAAACGTGTTGAATATCGGTATGGATATATAAAACCCGGAGGTATTCCTGTTTTTCAGAATGTGACATACACTGGAATTTTTACAACATATGATGAAACATTGAATGACGGATATTTAACATATGTAATTTCTGGAATATCAAAGGCATCCGAAACATCATCAAATATTATAAAAGTATCTAACCTTATTAACGGATTAAAGGGCGCAACTGGAAATAGTAATGCGTGGTTTAAGCCAAGTATGCTTATAGATTATATAACATCTGCAACAGGACACTATATGTTTAATGTGTCTATTGCAGAACTGTGCAATAGTACAAAAAGATTTTTTGATGATTATTCACTGCAAATAGACAGGCTTGATACATCTGTTCATATAGACTCCTACAATGTTCCTGATGGTTCATTAATTGATGTCCTTAGAGGTCATGCAGAACCGGACGGATCGCTTTCCTCTAATGGAATTGCTAGTTATGGATATGTGGATGCATCACGGCTTGCAGAATCTAACGGTGAATTAACACATTCTCAAATTCAGCCGTATAATAATGCATATGATACATTGGTATCACACGGAGATTCTATGAATCCTATCATACAAAATGTTAGCAGTGTGCTAAGTAAATATATAAGCAAATATACATGTTTTTTCGATAGTGTTGTAACTAACGGAAAAAAAGGTGGAACATTTTATTATGCACCTGTTAAGGGTAGAGAGACATCAAGCGTGTTTACATACAATTATGGAAACAAATTTATAGACAGTGATGTTTTATCTATAAATGCTTCTTATGATTGTGCTCCGGCACTTGCACTTATCGGTTCTACAAAAGAAATTGCGTCAGGAATTGACCTAGAGGGAAATAATGTCGGCAGTAACTTTAACTCATCTCAAATAGGTGGATTTTCTAAAAGTAAGTACAATTCATTATCTGGATTTGAAAGTGAGCAGACGCTTACAAATGATAGAATGTCTAGGGTGCTGAACTTCCCAATTAAGATATCTATGACAATAATGGGGCAGACAGAGAACTTGAATAGATTACTTGATCGAATAACGCTTAATGTGTTTGTGAACGGTGTACAACATCCAGTGCTTACCGGAAAATACATAATCACCGGAATTGAAGATAAGATCAATGCATCTGAGGGCTTCATTACGACATTTGAACTTACAAAATACACAGGAAACGAAGAAGTTGCACATGATAGATTTGATAACTTCTTATCAAATTCAAGTGATACTGTTAAAAATGTTCAAAATAATTGCAAAGATGACTACCTTATGAGACAGGGGATGAATTAACACATGAAGTTAAACGGTGTATATAAAGGTGTTGTTATTGATACTGATGACCCCGCAGGATATAACCGTGTAAGAGTTAGAATACCGTCTATACACGGAACTTTCACAAAAGAAACATACGGAAGTACGAGATCGAATGCAGTGAACCGTGTTGCAGATAATTGCATTCCGTGGGCGGAAGTGTGTATACCTTATACAGCACAGATGTCACCGCAACTCAATCAGGTAGTTGCTGTGTCATTCCTTGACGGAGATCAGCAATATCCAGTTGTACTAGGATATCTAAGAGCACAATACACAAATAAAGAAGAACAATACTCATAATGCGGGGTGAATTTGATAATGTTATTTACAAAATCTATCAGTTACCCAAGAACATTTGACGTTTCTAGCGGTAGGACAATATTAGATGATCAGGCAACATCAATAAATCGGTGTTTGGCTACAATCCTTTTAACCGGAAAAGGTGAACTGTTGGGCGATCCTGATTTTGGATGCACATTATACGAACAACTATTTGAGCAGTATTCAGATAATTTATCCAACACAATTAAATCTGAAATTGTTAAAGCTGTTCAAAAATATGAGACTCGTGTAACAGTTAATGAATCAGATATTAACATTGACCTATCAGAAGATGCAACTGACAGAAACTCATTCCATATATCAATAAGATATATGATAAAGAATTCTGGCAGAATCGGTGAAACTGAAATTATTTCGGAGGATGGTGAGATACGTGTCCAATAAAATTATTAGATATACTAGCAAGGACTATGAATCTATTAAAGATGATCTAGTTGATTCAATTGACGCATTGTCTGCTACATGGACTAGCCGGGAAGATGGAGATGCCGGAATGGTGCTTGTTAAATTAATGTCAGCATTAGGTGATATGCTTTCGTATAATCTTGATAAACAAGCATTAGAGTATTACGCTCCTACGGTAACACAGAGAAAGAATGCGTCAAAACTGTTTGATCTAGTTTCATATAAAATGAGATGGTACAGGTCAGCGACAACACAGGTTACTCTAACATATCAGGCAGTTCTTTCAGAGGAAATGGATATTTACCATTCAGCAGAAACATTAGTAAATAATCTTATCAAAAAGTATTCAAAGATTCCTGAAAATAATCCGGGCGATGGTACATGGCAAGAGTGTCAAGCACTGGTCAATAGATATATACAACATTACGAAGGTGTTACATCACCAACATACTACATTCCATATGATAATGAAACATCTAGTCATGAATGGGATGTAGACGATGCAACTAGCATAACATGGGATGAAGCAGTGTCATTTTTACAACTATGTGTAAATGCATTTGATTATTGGAAAACAGACAGTTCAAATAGTCTTGATATTAGTGAAACTTCTAGCAGTAATCTTATTACATCTTATCTTTATGGAAACGGCGGCAGTGCCATATCGTATATTCTTGATCCTATTGTAAATGTAAATACACTTGACACATCTAAGCACATACGACTACAACCGTATGTTCCGACAAAGTTTAAGGCGATTGAGGGAAGTATCAAGTCTGTACAGTTTACAGCAGATTCAATAAATGACAATTGCTATTACCTCCCTCTACCAGATGTGGATGATGAACATATGTACGTTTTGTGGGAGTCACACGAAACGCTCAGAGAGATTAAAAAAGTAGATAACCTATTAACCTACATTGATCCACAAGCAGACGAAAACGGAAATCCGGAAGTTTGTTTTGAATTCAAAGTAGATGATTTTGACTATCCATATATTGAGTTATCTAACTACTGGAAGCAGGTTCTAGGAACTGATGGAACCTTTACACTTCATACAGTTCAATCTTCCGGAAGCAACGGAAACATCACAAAGGATTATCTCACTTCAATATCTGTTCCTAGTGGGTATGTTGCTGTATCTAACATGGATAATAATGAGTTTGTAGTAGATTCTGAAAAAACAATATGTTCTCCCGGATTTAATCCTCAAAGTGCTAGAGATGCATATATTGATTCATTGAATTACATTATGACATATAATACGCTTGTCACGATCTACGATTTCGCAAGATTTACACGTAGGCAAGATATGATATCTAATGCAATCGCAGTTGATTGTCAATATGCAAGTGATCTAAATAAAGCTATTGACAAGGAATGTGATACATATACGATAGAGCAGTTAGAGGATATTCTAGGCGTAACTATTCCGGAAAAAACTGATGAGAACCTTTTCCGATATCGGAAATACTTAAAAAATATCAGACATGTGAATTATAAGTATGAGTATTCCAAGCGCACGAAACAGGATAACGAGTATAACTATGATGTTCCAGATAATGATTTCGTTGTGTATACATTAAATATATATCCTATTGTCAATGACTTTCAGACTGAAATTCCTGCATCTGGCGATGAAGATCAGCCGAAAATAATTGCAGAATTTGTTAATTTTGAGACACAGCCAATAAATGTTCCGTACAAAATCTATAAATTATATAATCCTTCAGTTGTTGCTGATAGTTTAAGCGCGGCATATAAATCATGCAGAATTCTAAACATTGAACCATCTTTCCAGACAGGTGTTAGAGTTTTTGATTGGCGTTGCTGTGGATGTATTCATTTAACAAAATCAGTAAATGCATCTGAAGCGGCAAGTATCGTTGCGGCGGTTGTTACTGCACTGAAGGTTGCATTTGCACCGCAAAATCTTACAATAGGAAAAAAGATTTCATATATGGAAGTATTAGATGTTATAACAAATTGTGACAACAGAATCAGATATTTTGATGGTGGAATTGGTAAAAAGAGCATGATATATTTTACACCATCAAATGAAGACAAATACTTCAATACAGAAGCATACTTCAATCCAGAAAGTATTATGAGGTATGTTCAGACAGTTGATGAAATAACATCTGATGACGGAGATTACAAGAATATGATTTATGTCGATCCGTCATACATTCAGGGTGATTCAGTATGATAAATTCTAATAACTTTATTCCTGATGTTCTTGGCAAGAACCGTGATATTCAGACATTTACAAAGCTGATTGACATTCTTGCAAACACAATCAAAGCATATATAGACAACTTAGGTTCAGTGTATGACGCAAATACTTGTAATGAGGAATTTTTACCATTCCTAGCAAAGACATTGAATTATGAGTATAACAATAGCGACACAGTTACATCGAACAGAAAGATCATAGACATCTTTCCAATTCTTGAAAAGAACAGAGGTTCAGAGATCGGCATAAAGATGGCGACTGCATCAAGTCTAACCGCGCTTGACATATCTACAAATAACACGGAATTGGATTTCAATAATCTGTATACGTACTATAAGGCATTAACTGATATTGATATCGTTGTTGATTATGAGAACGGTATCATATCAGTTGAATACCCGAATACATATACTCTTGTCAGATACTTAATTGATTACGTCCGTCCAGTAGGAATGTATACAATTCTAAGATCAGTTGTTCCGAAAAATGTTAAAGCTGATGTTATGCTAATCTATGCAAATGCAATAAATGCCGTAAGACATTATAATCCGTCAGTAGATTCTGCCGTAGGTACAACTGTAATTAATTTTTCATCTCCGGTAGATGATGCGTGGGTAGATCAGTTCAGCGGAGAAATTGATTTGGGGGTGTAACAATTGATAAACGATAGTTTTAATTTTGCAGTGACTAATAATGTGTGCATCGTTGTTACAGATAAGAACAATATTGTTCAACGAAAAATGGAAATTCATAACAAAGCGACACGAAAGATGGTATCTGGACTACTTAGATTTTTAGTAGGACATTTTACAACGTCTTTTGAAAATGATAATCCGGATAATGTTGTGTATCCAGATTCAGCGAAAAACTATATACCATGCTATATCGCATTCGGTCACGGCGGCATTGAATCTATAGATATGGCAACTAGGACAATCACTACTTCAGATGATTGGAATGTATCAGTGGATTACAATACAGATAGATTAGTTGCTGAATTTGTACATAACACTCCGAACATTTCTCAGGTAACTACACGGCAGAAAATAGGTTCTTCCGAATTGTCGATATATTCTGAATCTTCCGGAGATATGGATTCAATTATTCTAAGTGCTCAGTTATCACCTAGTGAGTTATGTACAGAGGAATCAAAACCGTCCGGAGTTGATTTGCTAACGCCTAGAGGTATTACAGAGATAGCGTTATGTGCCACAAATATTCCTAAGAATAATGATGTTCTTGCATACATAAAGCTAGCAAGTAATAGTAATTTATCAGATGATAGTGCAACCGATAAAAAACCACTATATGTAAGACCTGATGACACTGTTAGAGTAGTCTGGAATGTCTCGATCATCTCTGTCGGTTATGATAATACATACGATAACGGATCGCAGGAGACACAGCCTGTAGAGCCGTCTTTAGGTTATGTCAACATAACTGAAATACCAAGTGAAAATGTTGGGGAGTGATGACAAATGAGTGATCTTTTAACAAAAAATGTAAAATCTTATCCGTCCATATATTCAAAAAACGGCGGAAATATAAACTCCGAAGAAAATATGAGATGGATGACAAAGCGACTCACAACAAAACCATACGTCATTAATGGTTTAGGATTAGACGGTCAAAACGGCATCAATATTGGTAACGGTCTTGAAAGCACTGATGGATATACTGTTAAAATTTCAAACGCTGAAACGATATCATTTGATAAAGAACAGAATAATTATATCCGGAATTTAACTGATTATTATGATCAGCAGAGCGTGGTTTCTAAGTACACAAACGGTCTTTCCGCTGATTACACTACGTTTCTGTTCGATGCGTATAACATGGATAACTCTGAAATCAATCTTCCGGAAATCACTGCAAACTATGAGAACGCATTGAGAAATAACCTTGTAATCGGCTATGCCCATATTACATATTCTGATACAGATATTACGAGCAATTTTACAATTATCAATGATGTGCTAAAATATAAATCAACCAATGTTAAAAAACTCCCTATTCAAAATTTTAGCATTGATGATATGGAAAATTACAATGGAACATACTACACAACATCTGGCGGAAGCTATACAATCTACTATCCAATAAAACTTAGACGTAAGGAAATCAAGGTTGATGGAAAAATTTCCACTAAGATTGTAATGTATGTGAAAGATGTATTTGGAAACACTGTATATTATACTGATATAACAAAAGGAAACCATCTGTATCCGAACACTGGTTCTATCTGGATTGATATGAACGCTACGTTGAATCTGGATAAGACGGTTGATTCTACATACTCACTACCTTTCAACATTTCAACAACTAATCAGCCTACTCTTTCTAATAGACTGTATGATTACTACAGCCTTATGTATGTAAATGACAGTATTCCTACTAGAAAGACATCTGCACTTCCAAATGATTTTGATTACAATTATGCAACATTTGGAACAGACGTTCTAACCGCGTTTACGTATAACAACTCAGCAGTATTTATTAAAAAGGAACTATCTCAGTTAGTAAATACTAGCGACACAATAACGATTTATAATAATCTTGATTATTATGTTATCGGTAGTTTATGGAATGGCGTTGCTAGTTTCTCTGCATCTGATATTGACAGAAGCGTTGATTTCTACACAACACTTCCGGTTGCATTTGTATCATCAAATGGTTCACTTTGTCCGAATGGTTTAATAGTCGATGATCAGAAATACGACAATGATTTATTAATTGAAGGATATCTTCACTGGTTTAAGCGGCTATATCTAACTGTTGTAAAGCAGAACACTGCAATAAACGATTATGACTATGATAATGTAAATGTGTATGAAATCATAAATGATTCAACACAATTCCGCGTGGGTGCATCTATAGTAACAATGGCTGATATTTATGTGGAATTTATTCTTCCGGCAGTCTGTGTGTGGATGAATGTATGTTATAATTCATGTCTCGGTCATAGCGGCTTTGGCTCAGAATCTACTAATAAGCTAGTAAATAATGCAAGCGCTATTACTGGATTTACAAGTGCTGTCTACGAATACACGGCAAAGGTAAAAGGCTACAATCTTCCTAGCGATTCTACAAATCCTGAAACACTTGACGATGAAAGAACGATCTATCTTTACAACGAACCGAATAATGATTCAGTGCAGAAATTAGGTAGTTATTGCATCAACACCGATGCTGAAACAGTCGGAAACTGTGTAAATACGTTTTTCATTAAACGAAAAGAACTTCCGCTAGGAACTACAACATACTTAAATTATTTACAGTATATGCTTAATGATCCGATTAACTGGATTAGACAATGTGCTGTAGAGGACGGAGACATTGATGCACTGTATAACTGTGTGAGATCAGTAAACACTATTCCGTTCTACACTTACACAGTTGATGAAAACACGCTAACTCCGACATATATTACAATTGATACTGGCGTAAATAATATTTGTGTCGATGAATGGTTAATGCCTATGCGCTCTGGACACAGCGTAAATCATTCAACACATTATGACATTGATATCAATACAAAATTCTATCCGTATGGTGGAAAGCTGACAAAATCACTAATTCACGGTATGTGTATTGAATATGCAGACTATGCTTGGATGATCAGTTTTCCGGTTGTGTCCAATGTTCATAAAGATTATCTGAATTATCTATTAGGAAATAATGTTGACACAGGTAAGTACGCCGGAATCACGTTTGAAACCAGACACGAAGATGATATGACAGATAATGACGTGTTTATCGGAAACATGGAACTGTGTGCGTTACCAACAACATCTGGACACTCTTATATGACTTCTGATGACCTAGACATAAAGACAGCACAATTTGCAATGGACACATTCTCAAATGAAGTAAAGTCAAAAAGAGAAGCATTTCTGCATATCAGTAAGATTTATGGTGACAACTATGAGTCACTTGCAGATTATATAAACAATTCAATAATCAATAATATTTATGACGTTGAACTTTTCATGACACAACTTGAATATGAAGAACTTGTTTCACTTGGAATTGTTGATTATAATAAAATTTATAACATTTGGGAATCTGATTACATTGATTTCGGTCAATGCGGTGACAATGCATATTACTATCTATACGAAGATGGCTCACTTCTAATCACTGGAATTGGAACTACATGGAATTATGAGTATGCAGAATCCCCTTTCTACAAGATAATTCATGCAGATGAAAATTGGGTTGATATTAAAAAAGTCGTTATTGCAAATGGAATAACGTCTGTAGGAAATTACTTATTCGCAGACTGTGGAACAATTGAATCTGTAATCATGCCTAAAACAATAGAGAGGATTGGGGTTTGTGCGTTCTTGATTAGTGAATGGTATGAAATCAAAGCAACTATTCCTTCAGAAGAATATAGACAACTTCCGCTTAGTCAGCTAAAAATCAATGTCGGTATGGACGGATGTACAAGAGGTTTGAACATCATACCTAGTTCTGTAAAGAATATTGAGTTTGCGGCGTTTTGGGGTTCTACAATAACTAATATCGTACTAAACTGCCCAGAACTTGATTTCTCTGATGCAGAAACAGAAACACCCGGAGTTCTAAACGATGCACATTCTTACATCTTCCGCAACTGTAGATCACTGGAAACTGTAAGAATCATGGTGAACGGTGCAGTTTCAGACAACATCATACTTCCTAACTATATGTTCGGCGGATGTGTAAGACTTCAAAGTATCATGATAGGCATTAATTCAGATACGCAGTCTATTACATACGGTAAACATCTATTCAATTACTGTGCATCTCTTGAAAGCATTGTAGTTCTCGGTAGTTATGATGATTATAGTCAACTTACGAAGAATTACGGAGTAAATTGGGATTCTAAAACTGCATTCATACCAGAAGCAATCACAGATAATTTCAAGACAATTATGTTCACGAAGTCCGGCTCAGCAACCAAACTATCTTATGTAAACGGATCATGGATAGTTGTGCAGTAATTACAATTTGCACAAACAGGGTGGAGAAATCTGCCCTGTTTTTATTTATCTTCAATGTATCAAAATTTTACACTATAAGGGTAAATAAATGTTACACTAGGTAGTCATGTATAACACACTGAATTTCAAGAAAATACGTAGTTTTTCTAAACTTTAATCAACTAAAGCAAGGGTAACAAAATTTTACATAATATATTATTATATAATACGCTATAAAATAATAAGAGATATAATAAGTATATTATAAATAAGTATATTATAAGTATAATTATAAGTATATTAATAATTATTGTTTTCTATATTCATGTTTACAGAATCAGAAATAGATATAAAAGAATTTGGGCGTAGCAACTTGCACAAAAATAATACATAATTTTTTATATTCTTTGAGATCATATTTCTCAAAAACTACTTGACATTTCTTGCAAAATATGCTATACTATATTTGTAAGTGAGGTGTGTTCTATGATTAAGGTTGCGAATTTCTGTAAAAACCAGTTTGCAATTGAAGTTGATACAACTCCGAAAGAAATTCCGTATTTTTATGTCGTGAATAATAAGAATAAAACAGTTGTTTGTGCAATTCAGGTGAATGGTCCGGCTTACTTTGAAATCGGAGTAACGACTAACTTTCTGACAATTGATCAGAAGAAACGTCTTATGGTGTGTCTCGAAAGAAATAGATATAAAGAAGACAATTACAACAACTGGCAGTATATGTGTGATCTTATGAGAGTGCTCGGTTATAAGAACATTGACGATTATAGAATAATTACACCGCCGTATTATGAATATCTGTAAGTATTGTATAGGAGAGGGCGTAAAAACTCTCTCTATTTTGTTATGTATATACAAACTTATGTAAAAATGCTTGACAACAACTCTATTTTATGTTATACTATATTTAAGAGGGGTTGATGCACTTTGACAAATATATTAGTTAGAGATGGAAAACTATATGTTAAAACTGAATTTAATCCTTCGATTGTTCAGTTTATGCGATCCAGACCAAAAAGATTCTGGAATAAAGATGCTAGAGAGTGGGAAATACCAGAGGGGGAACTTGAAAATCTTCTAGCTGTTCTATCTAACATTGACTTAGAATATGATATTAAGTATTCAAATAATGAAAATACTGATGCTATTCCGGATTGGTACAATTTCAAAATTAAACCATTTCCACATCAAATAGAGGGAGTTGAATATGGATTATGCCACAATAAGTTTTTATTAGCTGATGAACAAGGTCTTGGAAAAACAAAACAGTGCCTTGATCTATCACAGATACGTAAAAAGAGTAATAATATTAAACACGTTTTAATTGTTGCCTGTGTAAATGGTCTGAAGTACAATTGGTATGATGAAGTACATAAACATACGGATGACGGAGCATATATTTTAGGTACGAGAATTAGAAAGAATTTGAATACTTATATAGGCTCTAATGAGGATAGGTTGATTGATATAAAGTCAATCGGTAATAATCCAGATATTGATAAATGTTTTTATATCATAACAAATATAGAAACACTGCGGTATTCAAAGTCTGAGATCATTGAACCAAAAACTAAACGAGGAAAACCTAGAAAAGTTACAAAGTTTCCTATTGTTGAAGCATTACAGGAAAAGATCGAAGATGGCGAAATTGGAATGATCATATGTGATGAAATGCATAAGTTAAAAAATCACAATTCACAATCATGCAAAGCATTGACATCATTAGATTGTGATTACAAGGTAGCACTGACCGGAACGCCTGTTATGAGCAAGCCAATTGATGTATACTCAATTCTACATTGGCTTGGAGAGGAACAGCATAGTCATTTCTCATTTGAGAAGCATTATTGTATCAAGGGAGATTTCAATCAGATAGTCGGTTATAAGAACCTTACCGATTTACAGACAATACTAGACAGATGTATGTTGCGGCGTAAAAAAGATGAAGTTCTCGATCTTCCTGAGAAGATTTACGTAAATGACTATGTTGAAATGACAAAACCACAAAAAACGATATATAATGAAATACTTGAAAATCTAAGAGAAAATGTAGACAAGATAAAACTATCACCTAATCCACTTGCACAGTTTATCAGGCTACGTCAAGCAACTGGAAATCCTGAAATATTAAGTACAACTGTTAAAAATAGCGTGAAGTATGACAGAGTGCTACAGATATTAGAAGACGTTGTTGCTAATGATGATAAAATGATAATTTTTAGTAATTGGACAGATGTTCTCGATCCACTATATGAGATTCTTAAAAAGGAGAAATACTATCCGGCTCTGTACACTGGTAAAAACACTGATGTTCGGAATGCTGAAAAAGATAGATTTATGTCTGATCCTAAATGCAAGGTAATCTTAGGAACATCTGCAATGGGTACAGGTTTAACGCTTACAGCCGCTTCTACAGTTGTATTCTTAGATGAACCGTGGACACGGGCAGAGAAAGACCAATGGGAAGACAGAGCACATAGAATCGGAACTACAAAGCCTGTAACAATTATAACAATAATGTGCAAGGGAACTATTGATGAGAAAGTGAACGATATTGTGTATAAAAAAGGCAAAATGTCAGATATTTTAATTGATAAAGAAGAAGATATTTATAAGAATCCAAATATTGTAAAATATTTACTATCATGAATAGAAAGAAAGAGGTAATGATTTATGGCAGATAATGTTATGCTAACAGCGAGTAGGGTTGCGGGAATGCTTGATATCAGTGTACGAACACTGACTAATTGGTATAAGTGGTATAACGATCCGAATCAAGTTAAGCCGAAGGACTGTCCAAAACTTCCACAGTATATGCAGAAGAATAAAAATAGTCCTAGATACTGGACACGAGATGCTGTCTACGAGATTGAAAAATTTCGTGATTGGGTTCCAAAGGGTAGAAGCGGTGTTATGGGAAGAATAAACGAGCAGTATTGGTCAAAAACATATAGAGATCATAAGTCGGAGGAATCAAATAATGAGTAACGTAATAGATAAAGTGTCTATGGATGAACTTAATCAGCTTGCAACTAAGTACAAAGATATTTGTGATAAATTTTCTGCGATTGAAGCTGAGAAAAAGGCATACAATTCGATGATTAAGAATCTAATGAATGAGAACGGGATAACAAAGCATGTATCTCCGTCTGGTATCAGTCTATCTGTTTCAAAGCAACGTAGAACATCATATGATGAAGAAGGGCTTCTGAAATTCGCACATACTGTAGATGTTGACGGATTGATTCAGACAAAGGAGTATGTTGACATGGACGTTCTTGAAAACGCCCTGTATCATAGACAGATTAGTTCAGATGACATTAAACCGTTTATTAAAGTAAATGTCATCGAAGCACTTAAATGTTCACAAAAAGAGGTTCTTAACGAGTGATTAACTTATGTACTTTACTGAATTTATAAAAACCACTTGACTTTTAAGTGATTTTGTGCTATACTTAATACATAAAGAACAAATGAAGTTGCCAATTCATTTTGTGATATTTATTGTTAGTTAATCTCACACGAGATTTCTATATTGTTAAAAAATGTCTATGGAGTTGGTGGCAAACGATTCCATAGACATTTTTTATTATTATTATTTTAACGGGGTTGATAAGTTTGGCTATCAATAATGAAGTTTATAACTGTGACATAAATTCCGATGAATATGGGGAGTTGCTTTCTACCTATCTGACAAAAGAGAAACAGCTTGAAGAAAATATTATGAATCAGTTAATGTTCGGCGGAACAGAAGAATACAATAAAAGAGTAGCGCTTCTCGATCTCGGAAAGATGAAATCTCCTGTTAGAATTCCGTGTTGGATGTTTCGCAAATATCCTGAAAATCCAGATTTTGAACTGGATGACATTGAAAAGGTTGCAATGGCACATGTAATCCATTTCACAAATCCGTATTGTGTTACCGGATATTTGGAATGTAGCGGACATATAGAGAACTGGTGTAAATGCACAGTACATGAAGCACATAAAGCACTGAAACGTCTTGTAAAGCGTAAGCTGATCATTCAGCACATTATACCTGATGATTTGTGCTACGGGCATAAGCGGAATCTTGGATATACTGTAAATATTGAGTATGTTCATAAAGTATTAACTTTGTATAAACTTGATATCTGGTCATAAAATCATGTAGATAGGTGTGATACTCTTGAAAAAGCCTGTTCCGAACATTATATTGTGGTCGTGGATGCGCAATGTATTGAATCTGAGTGGAAATTCACTACTTGTGTTTTCATGTATATTTTCTCAAACACCTGATCCAACACACGGTTCATGTATACCGATGCAGGATTTTGAATATTGGCTTGGTCTTACTAGGCAATCTATCAGCAGAATTATAGGAATTCTGTGCGAGAAGAACTATGTATGTAAAGATTGTAAAGTAAATAAACAAAATCCAATGATAAAGTATAACATGTATTTTATCAATTTTAACTATGTGAAAGATTTATGCCAGAAGTCGTGTATTGCTGATTATCAGAATTTTATGCAATCTTACGATCATGCATTGAAGTGTTTTGATGAATCTGGAAATTTTGATGCACTTACCACAGCACAGGCACAGAATATTGAGAACGTGAACATCATTCCGGATGTTCAGGAAGCACTTAGATCACTTACAGCGAAAGAACACGCAGAGAGCACATATATTTACAAGGATACTAATAAATCAACTGAGAATAAACAAAAGTCTCTTATTGCCACGCCAAAGCGTAAATCTAAGGCATCTTTGAAGAATGAGTGGGATATTGAAAAGAGATCAATGTCACAGGATTTTGTTTGCATGAACGCACAAGGCAATGAAGAACTGTTAGAACTGCTTAACAATTTCCTTGACACAGATAACGGAAGAAGTTATACACCACAACAATGGCAAGCACAGCTTGACAACTTAAAGACTCACGGGCGTACAGTGGTACGGATGATTGACGGCGTTAGAACGTCCTATATGAATAACTACAGACAGCTTTACATAAAGGATAAGTCTGAGGTTGAGATTGATGAAAAAATCTCACTCATTGATGAATATGTTGCAAATAGTTGTAATAATAACGAAGAAATTAAAGAACTGCTTGTGTCGTATGTGATGGATGTCCCAAGAGCAAAGTCATCTACTGCACGACAATTTAAGATGAATCTTGCTACACTTTCTAGTATCTGTGTAACTGAAGAAGCAAAGTTGGCAAGTATTAAAAATTCTTATGCAAATTCTTATGCATCACTTGCGTATTCAAATAATAGTGCAATAACTCCTAGTGTTGTTGATATTGATGATAAAGTAAGTGCTGTGCATATGTTTATAAAAACTGGACACTATCAGCTTGTTAAAGGTCTTGAAGATAGTCTGTTATCCTATGTAAATGACACTGACAAGGGCAGATCAGTTCCGATTAGTAAATTCAATGCAATGTTGGACAGTCTAAGACTGTACTGCCTTGATGATGACGATAAGGTATCTAAAGTTAAATTAGCTATTCAAAACAATTCAGACAGATTTGCGTCCGAAGATTTTGCGGAGACTGCTAAGATCAAGTCTAAGATGGAAACGAGAGAATCACTTGCTACTGACTATGACCGTAGCAGGTATCAGAAAGTTGTGCAATACAAATTAAGACATAAGAATGACCCACTTGTCGCTGACGTAGAAATTCCAGAAGCACTTAGGAGATGATATGCTTGAGAGATGATAACTATGATCGCAAAACAGATGTATCAAAGTGTTGGTACAGGAGCATGTGTAAATTATGTGGTACTCCTGAATGTGATTACACTTGTAAAAAATTTACGCAGACTGATTATCTATTTCAATTAAGTAATCTTCCTGCTAGTTGTTGGAAAAGTCAGCAATTAGATATGTCATTTCTAGCACCTGAATCCAGTGATACACTCAATATGATATTAAACGATATTGAGTTTTTTGTTAAAAAAGGATTCAATCTGTACTTATACGGTCCTACTGGATGTGGAAAGAGTTCATGGGCAATTAAATTGATGAATAATTACTTTGCAACTATTGCAGAGCACAATGATTTCCAGACAAGAGGTCTGTATATCAGCGTTGCATCCTTTTTAAGAGATTCAAAACTGAATATGACATACAAGAATGAAGACTTCTACGATTTATTGAGAACGATTCAAACGTGTGATATTGTTATTTGGGATGATATTGCACAGACAGAAGCAACAACGTATGAATCTCAATGGCTGTACAGTTACATAAATGAAAGGATACTTGCGAGGAAGTGTAACATTTATACTAGCAATTTGTCTCCTGATAAGCTAGAGAAGCAAGACAAACGGTTGCACTCACGTATCTGCATAGGTTCAGACTGTGTATGTATAGACGGATTTGATCGCAGAACTGATAATACATATACAGCATACATCAATAGTGAGGATGAAGCTAATGGTACAGCTACAGATTATTAATAAGATACTGAAATCTAAATCGGTAGAAATAGTTCTAAATAATGACCTTACGGAAGCACATTTTCAGGAACATGCAGACAAATTTAACTTCATCATGGATCACTATAAACAATACGGCAAAGTTCCTGATGTATCAACATTTCTTGACAAATTTAATGAATTTGACTTTTTTGATGTAGAAGAATCGGATGATTATCTGATTGACAAGATCACAGAAGAATATCAATATTCACGATTTGTTCCCGTACTAAACAAAGTCGGAGAACTGATGCAGACAGATTCAATTGCGGCAATCGACTACTTACGGACAAAACTTCAAGAGTTTAACGAAGTCGGAATTGATGTAGGTATTGATATTATTTCAAATGCACATATCCGATACGAGGAATATAAGAAAAAACGTGACTCTGAAACACCATGGATGCTACCAACTGGATTCAAAGAATTCGATGAAGCTACAGGTGGTCTTTGTCCGGGAGAAGAATTTGTCATTATTGTTGCAAGAACTAACAATGGTAAATCGTGGTTGCTTACGAAAATCCTAGAGCATCTTCACAGAATGGGAATTGATGTAGGTCTAATTTCTCCGGAAATGAGTGCGTCACAGATTGGATATAGATTTGATACATTAAGATCACATTTTTCAAATTTTGAATTATTTACTGGAAGAAATGTTTCCGACACTGGCGTGACTTACGAAGAACATATTGAGCAACTGGAAAACAATGCAAAACATATGTACAAAGTTGCTACACCTATTGAATTTAATAACAATATAACAGTTTCTAAACTCCGCGCATTCTGTCTGAAAAACAATTTAGGTTGTTTGGGCATTGACGGTATTTCATATCTTTCAGATGAACGATATAAGCGCGGCGACAATAAGACAACATCACTAACCAATATAAGTCAGGATTTGATGAGTCTTAGCTGTGAATTACACATACCAATTATTGCAGTTGTTCAGGCTAACCGAAATGGTATTGATGATAACGGCGGAAATCCGCAGATCGAGTCTATCAGAGATTCAGACGGTATTGCACATAATGCAACAAAGGTTATCTCTGTACGTCAGAGAAACAATAAAATGACAATGGAACTAATCAAGGCTAGAAACTGCAAAGTGGGTATTAAGTTGTCATATGATTGGGATATTGATCACGGTGAATTCACGTACACTGAGACAGATGCAGATGATGACTATAATAGCAGTGACAATATTGAATCACGTAACAAGCGACAGTCTAGTGCTCCGGTAGAAAACAAACAACCATTAGTTAGGCGACAAGGAAGTAATGAAATGCCGTTCTAAGGTAGGTGATTATTTTGGAATCAGTTGTAATTAAACTTAAAAAGTTAAAGAAATCAGAACTTGTAGATATGCACTTTGTTCCGAAAGATAGGGAATTAATTGTTGAAGAAGATGTGAAAGATTCTGAGGATAAGTCCGTATATAGATTCAAGGTCGGTGATGGAATGCGTCCTTATTCTGATTTACCGTATGTTTCATCATTATACTCATTATTCCCTAATGTCCTGCTATGTGATACAAACTATACAAGATCAATAGAACTGCAATTTAAGGAGTAAATATGTTTACAGTTAGAGGTATGCCTATAATGGAAGATGAGTTATCTGTGTTGCAGGAATTGCAAAATCAGTTAGCTATGAATGGTATACACAGATTCAAAAAATTCAAAGTCATTACAGATCATATACAGTTTTGTTGTCCGTTTCATAAGGATGGACAGGAATCAAAACCATCATGCGGAATTACTACAAAGGACATTAAGTACGGTGACGGACGTGTGGTGAAAGCGGGTTCAGTGCATTGTTTTACGTGTGGTAAAACTTGCAATTTGTCAGAAATGATAAGCTATCTTTTTGGTCGGGATGATTTTGGAGTATTTGGCGATGAGTGGTTGCTAAAGAATTTTGTAACAGTTCAATATGAAAACAGAGATAATTTACATATAAACTTTGAGCGCAATAAGAAGATTGAGAAGCCAAAGATCGAATATGTGTCTGAAGAAGAGTTAGACAGTTATCGGTACACACACCCTTATATGTACAAACGAAAGTTGACAGATGAAGTTATTGAGATGTTTGATGTCGGGTATGATAAAGACTTTTTACTTAAATCTGATAACGGAACTGAGTTTCATCTAAAATGTGTGACTTTTCCAGTACGTGATGTAACGGGCGGAACACTGTTTATTGCAAGAAGATGCGTAAATTCTAAGGTTTTTCATTATCCAAAGGGCGTTGAGAAACCTGTATATGGATTATATGAACTATACCACTATTATAAAGAATTTCCAAAAGAGGTTATAATATGTGAGAGTATATTCAATTGTCTGACATGTTATGTGTATGGGAAACCTGCTTGCGCACTTAACGGAACAGGAACGCCGTACCAAATGAAGCAATTATTGGAGTTGCCATGTAGAAAGTTCATACTAGGTCTTGATCCAGATGATGCAGGAAACAGGGGTAGACAAAAGATCAGAAAAGCGATAGGTCGAAACAAAATCATAACTGAATACATCATCCCAAAAGGAAAAGACATAAACGATTTGACAAAAGAAGAGTTTGACAATTTACAGGAAGTTTTCTAAAATATATTAAGGAGAATATGATATGAGTAGTTATATGAATAACAATAAAAGTAGTAGTGCCGGAAGCGGCGGAGCAGGTATTACAACAATTCTGCAAGTAGTTTTTATTGTGTTGAAGCTGATTCATGTGATTGATTGGTCGTGGTGGTGGGTACTTGCCCCGACATGGATTTCACTTGCATTTGTAGTTGTTATGCTTATAATTTTCTTCATTATAAAAAAGATTGTAAAAAGATAAAAATATAAAAAACCACTTGACATTTCACAGAAAATGTGTTATACTATAAACATGAAATTAAAGTAAAGTAAAGTTAAACAATAACCATTAAACAAGATAAGAGGTGTTAAAAAATGAATATTCCTATTGTATGATTTAATATAATGTACCAATAATTTAATTGCGTAGATTTGTATGCCATACAGTAGTTATTGACCTACAATTTGCGCAGTTGTAGGTCTTTTTAATTATGTAATAAAGTACAAATGTACTTTATATAAAACATTAACCAAATCTTAAAAACGAAAGGAAAATGTAACATGAAATTTGGAATGGAGCAAATGGAACAGGTTGTACCGGAGTCTAGTGCGGGTTATTTTTCACTAAAGGATGATAATGACAGTGCAAGAATTAGAATCCTTTACGAAACACTTAATGACGTTGAGGGTCACACGGTTCACCAAATCGAACTGAGCAACGGTTTTAAGAAGTACGTTGAGTGTCTTAGACCTGATAAGGATTCACCGTTTGATATGTGTCCGCTTTGCTATGCGAAAAACAAAGCATTCATGAAAATGTGGATTCCTATTTACAACTGCGATGAGGGCGAAATCCAGATGTTTGAACGGGGTAAGAAGTTCTGGACAAATACGCTGTATCCGGCATTTGTGGAGCATGGAACGCCGTTCTGTTCAAATATCTTCAAGATCATTCGTCATGGTAAGGCGGGAGATATGAAGAACACCACGTATGAACTTGTACATGAGGGTGCGGATGACACAACACTTGATGATTTTGACGAACTTCCGCCGCTTCCTGAATCACTTGTCGCTGCAACAGAAGATGAGATGAACAGATATCTTGAAACTGGTTCACTTGATGAGGATGAAGCACCTGATATTTCAAGAAGAGGTAATAGAGGTTCTTCTGACGGTGATGCAGGTGTTACACGTAGAGGTTCTTCCGGAGTATCGTCAACAGCCGCACGGAGAGGTACAGCTAGACCTAACATGATTTAAGGTGTTAGAAAATGGCAGGATTTTTTAACTTACCGAGTGCCAGAAGCACGACTAAAAAAGATCAACGGTTAGTTAAAAAGATGCAAAATCCTACTACACCAATTGCCGGAACAGTTACGATGAAAGGTTCCGGCAAATTGGTGGATAGAGTGCAATCAATCATATCAATTCTAAGTTCAAAATTTGCATCAAAAAAAGATAAACTATGTCTGATCACAAAAGAAGAAGATTTAGTAAAATATATTGATGCTTGTATTGAGAACAATAGAATATCAATTGATACAGAAACAACTGGTCTTGATCCTATTCTGCACGATATTGTAGGATTTAGTATTTACACAAAAGGTCAAAAAGCCGCATACATACCTATTAATCATGTTAGTTATGTGACTGATTTACCGATAGCAAATCAACTATCCGTTGACTTTATACGTGATCAATTTAAGCGATTAATTGATGCAAAAACACGCACATATTGGTTTAATGCACCGTTCGATGTGCGGTTTATTGGAAATCATATTGGAGTATGGTTTACACCTTACTTTGATGCAAGTATTGCATCACGTATCATGAATAGTGAAGAGCCTGTGAAGAAACTGAAACCGTTACATATTAAGTATTGCTGTGGTGGTGTAGGTGATTCACTGACATTTGATAAATTGTTCGATGGTGTACCTTTCCAATACATTCCGCCTAATTATGGTTATCTTTATGCCGCAAGTGATGCGCTTTATACTGATGAACTGTCTGCGTACTATGAGCAATTTCTTGATCCTGATGGAATCTATTATGAGGGTAACGAGGGATTGTCGAACGTATTCTATGACATTGAAATGCGGTCAATGCCAACATTTATCAGTATGGAGCAAGCCGGAGTTGCTATTGATTATGCACATGCAAATAAGATTTCAACTGAATATCATGATCTTGCAGATAAGATGAACAGCAACATTGAAAAGGTTTGCGAACAGTATAAAGATAAATTTGATGACTATAGACGTAAGCACCCGATGTGCAAGCTAACAGACCCTATCAATTTCAATAGTCCGGTTCAACTTGCAATTATTCTCTATGATATTTTTAAGATACCGCCGCCAGACAAGCGGAATCCGCGAGGTACGGGAGAAGAAATTCTTGAAAAGATAGATCATCCTATCTGCAAAGCAATCTTGGATAATAGATCGTTTGGTAAAGTTTTGTCAACATATATTGATAAAATACCTGAACAAGCACAGTTGTATCCAGATAAACGTATTCACTGTAAGTTCAATCAGTACGGCGCGGCTTGTGTAGTTGGTAGTACATCAATACTTACTGACAGAGGAAGCATTCCGATTGAAAGTCTATTTGATGGCACAGAAGAATCCGGAATATCATATGATACAGATGTCACAATCATAAACAGAAATGTCGAGCCTGAAAAAGCATCGCACAAGATCGTATACAGAGATGTTGACACAATTAAGATAACATTGCGTGGTGGATATCAAATTGAGGGTACTCCGAATCATCCGATTGTATGCTCAAAATTAACAAAGGCAAATATATTTAGTAATAAGAGCAGAAAACAACTTTCTAGGTTGCCGGATGGCGCAGACTTCAAAATGCTATCTGATGTTAATATTGGAGATATTGTTGAAATACCGTATGGATATAATATATTCCCTACAGAATATGTTTCAACTGGACTCAACGATATCAATATTCAGCACATTACTGAGGATTTTGCAGAATTTTTAGGAATGTATCATGCTGACGGGTATGTTAAAACATCTTCTGGTGGATACAGTGTTGTACTTTGCAATGATGATGAAAATGTAATATCAAGATTTTCAGAACTTTGTAAGACGTTGTTTAATGTGGATACAAGAACATATCACAACGGTAAGCACGGAACAGTTACATATTGTACTTATTATAAACTGAGAGAACTTGATAAGTATTTGTCAAAAGGTGCAAGAAATAAGTCAATGCCAATTGACATTATGAGATCACCTAAATCTGTTATATGTGCATACATAAAGGGAATGACATTGGACAGTACGGTTGATGCTAATAGACAGCGAATGTTTATGACTTGCACTGATGAAAAGACATACAACTTCATTGAACAATTTCTGCTAAATATCGGTATTTTCACATGTACGAGATTTGGTAGATATCCTAAAAAGAATAACCATAGTGGTGTTCTGTGTGATAGTATTATAACATACCGAATTGGTGTTTCTGGTGAAATGTACGGTAAATTCTTATCAGAGATCGGATTTATCGAGCCACACAAGATACTTGATATATCAGAATACAAGCATAGTTGGTATCTAACATACAACAACAGATATTATGCATACGTCAAGAAGATTGAGCATAGCAGAAATGATGTATACGACCTGACAGTTCCGGAAACACACAGTTTCATATCAAACGGAATCATAAGTCATAACACAGGACGTGTTTCGTCAAATTCTCCAAACCTACAAAACATTCCGTCAAACCCGTTCAAACTAAGTGATGGAACAAAAATTGATTCTGGTCATGATGTGCGACAGTTATTTACTGCATCTCCGGGACATATTCTGATGTCTTGTGACTATTCAGGTCAAGAAGTTCGTGTATGCGCTCACTTATCAAATGATCAGAAGATGATTCAGGCATACAGGGACGGAAAAGATGTGTATTCTGAAATTGCATCTCTAGCTTTTAATCAGCCATATGAAGAATGTTGTGAATTCCGTAAGGATGGTACAGTTAATACTGAGGGTAAAGCTAGGAGAGGTCAAGCCAAGCGGATTGTACTCGGAGTATTATATGGCAGAGGAATACCATCAATTGCAGAACAGCTAGGAACAACTGTTCAGGAAGCGCAAAAGATTTACGATAAAGTTCTTGACAGCTTTGACGGTCTTGCTAAGTTTATCGAAGAATCTGAGGATATGGCTAGAAAGTATGGATACGTTACAACTGTTTGGGGTAGACGTAGACAACTTCCTGATATGCAACTGCCGTGGTATGAATTTAAGTACAAAGACGGCGTTAATCCTAACTTTGATCCGCTTTCAGATGATGAAGAATACTCAACGGAAGTTCCGTATGAAGATGTTGAATATTATACCAATAAACTATTGGCGTGTAAGTGGTATAAGCAACGTGAAGAACTGAAAGAAAAGATCAGAAGTAAAGGAATTATTATCAAGGATAATACACACGCTATTTCCGAAGCAAGAAGACAATGCGTCAATGCCAGAGTGCAAGGAAGCTCGGCGGATCTCACGAAAAAGGCGCAAATCCTCTTGTACGAGAATGAAGAATTGAAGCAACTTGGATTCAGAATGCTTATTCCTGTGCATGACGAAATCATTGCAGAATGTCCGGTTGAGAATGTAAAGAGATGTTCTGAATTGATGAGTCAGCTAATGAAAGAAGCCGGTAGTGAATTGTGCGTACCTCTTAGCTGTGACGTTGCACTGTTCTACAGTTGGTACGGTGAAGAAAAAGATATTTCTGAATTTGTTGCATAATAAAAAAAGGAGAATAAAGTTATGAGTTCTTTTTCAGTAGAAACAAGTGTTCTAAAGAGCCTTGTAATTACTGCATCTAAGGGTGCATCTAATAATAAGATGTCTACAATTACCAATCTTGCAAATGTAGTTGTAGCTAATGGTCAGATCACAATTACAACAACTGACGGAACTAACTATTTCTCTGTAAAGGGAAATGTTCTTACATCTGATTCTTGTGAATTTGTTGTGGGTGTTGACACATTTACAAAACTTGTAGCTAAGACAAGTGCAAATAATATCAGTATCACTGCAACAGAAGATATGATTTCATTTACTGGTAACGGTACATATAAGATTCCTATTCAGCTTGACGTAGACGGATCGCCTATCAGGTATCCGCGAAATGACATTACATCTCCGGAAACATCTGGAACTATTAAGACAAGCACGATTAAGAATATCATCTTTAAGAACAAAGCATCTCTTGCAACTGTTCTTAATATTCCGTGCCTTACTGGATATCTGTGTCTGCCTGATTGTGTAATTTCTGGTGACAGATTTAATATTTGTAAAAACAAAGTTGAAACATTCGGTGGCACATATCTTGTTAATCCAATTACATTTGAACTGCTTTCACTTAGCAAGTCTGAGAATATTGAGTACCGTATTCTTGGAAATGCAGTCGTATTTGAATCTGATGATATCAAGCTGTATTCACGCTTTATGGATGGTGTTGACACATATCCGGTTGAAAGTGTTACTGAGGTTATCGAAGATTCTGAGTTTAAGTCAGAATGCGTTCTTCCGAAAACAGCAGTTTTGAATGTCGTAGATAGACTTTCACTGTTCATTAAAGATAACGACACAAACGGTGTTTATATGACGTTTACAAAAGATGGCGTTAAGGTCGAGTCAATTAATGGAAACGGTATTGAGAACATTCCGTATCAAGGAAGTACGAATTTCAGTGATTTCACATGCTGTGTTGGTGTTGATTCAATTAAGAGACAATTCTCATCCCATGCAGGAGAGTCAGTAAATATCATGTATGGTAACGATGATGCATTGATGATTAAGGACGAAGATACCGTACACGTTATTGGACTACTTGATGATCCTAGACTTGGTGGAGAGTAAGTATGCGTAAAGCCTTGATTAATATCGGACGGATTGTTCAAGGTGATGATGCTGATAGGAATGAAGATATTGCAACTTCATTCCTATCAGATTTAGACTATACAATCCGATCTTTGAATGAGAAAAAACCGTATTATTATTTTAAGAGAATTGAACCTAATGATCAGAAGTATTTCTGCACAGATGATAAATGTGTAAATGTTGTATGTTTAGACAAATTACCTGATGAGTGTACTAAAGATCATGTATATGAAGATAACGGGCTTATCTATCACACAAATGATCAAGAGTATTATATCGGCGTATATAAAGACGGAAAGCCATCACGAACATACAAACCATCATCCATGAAATGTATGCGAAATATGTATTATCAGGTAATTGGAGCAGATTTGGATAAAACTACGCAAACTTCTGAATCGTGTGGTATCTGCGAGAGTGGTACGGATAGACATGAGCGTATTCAGGAATATGTCACAAAGATGAAGAAATGCGGATGTGATTGTGAATACATTGACGTTGAAACATATGTTAATGAAAATAACCTGACACATCTTGAAGTCCAATCAAAGGAAAACTTTGAGACAAAG